GGGCAGCGCGCTGCGCAGCGCGGTCATCTGCTTCTACCTGAGCAACGAGGGCGTGTCCATGCTGGAGAACGCCGCGCATCTGGGACTGCCTGTGCCTGACAAGCTCAAGAGCATCTTGTCCCAGCTGCACAACCGCTCGGACAAGGACAACACGTCCGATACCGCAACGGACGAAACGACCGACAAGGGCAACGGCGAATAACCGCCGCCCCTTTTAAATGGAGGAGGAACATGGCAGAGAGAATTGATACCCCGTTCACGAATGAACACTTCGCGGCATGGTGCCAAAAAATGATCGGACAGCCCTACTGGTATGGGACGGTCGTGTACAAATGTACCCAGAGCCTGCTCACCCGAAAAGCCAAGCAGTATTCTTCGCATTATGGTGACAGTCGCACCGCGCGTTATAAGGCAGACATCGCAAACAAGAAGGTCTGCGCGGACTGCGTCGGCGGCTGCAAAGGGTACGCTTGGTCGGGCGGCGGGATCGGCGTTATAGAATCCATCGGTACGGACAAGACGTTTTCGAGCAAGTACGGCGGGAATGGCTGTCCTGACAAATCCGCCAACGGCATGTTCGAGTGGGCAAAGAGCAAGGGTATGGACTGGGGCGTGATCGGCACGCTTCCCGAACTGCCCGGCGTGGCGCTCCGCTTCGACGGGCATGTGGGATATTACATCGGAGGCGGGTGTGCCGTGGAATGGCGCGGCTTCAACTACGGCTGCGTCAAGACGAAGGTGTCCGACCGGAAATGGACGCACTGGTACAAGCTCCCTTTCATCAACTACGGCGAGGCGGGCGTTATCGTACCCGCGCCGGAATACGCGCTGGGCAGCCGCCAGCTTGTCAAAGGCATGACGGGCAACGACGTGAAAGCCATGCAGGAGCTTCTTCTGCAGCTTGGCTGTTCTCTGCCGAAATACGGCGCGGACGCGGACTTCGGCGCGGAAACTGAGCGCGCCGTGATCGCCTTCCAGAAGAAACAAGGGCTGACGGCAGACGGCAAGTACGGCGAAGAAACACACAAGGCGGCTATGGCGGCGCTCGCCGACAGCGAGGACGGGAAGCAGGACGAACCCTCCGCCGAGGAGCCTGCGCCTGACGAGCTGCCTGCCGCAGATGGAACGCAGGTAAAAATCGTCGCGGAAAGCGGCAAGGTGAACGTGCGTGTGGGCAACGGCACGGAGTATTCCCGCATCTCCTCTGTGGCTGGCGGCTCCACGTTCCCGTTTGTGGCGACCGCCGCCAACGGCTGGCACGCTATCGTCATCAACGGTCAGGTCGGCTGGGTGTCCGGGAAGTATTCACAGATTGTGTAGACTGCAAAGGAGACGCTCTCGCTTTCAGCGATGGCGTCTCTTCATTTTGGCTTGTACACTTTACAAGGGATTCCGCGCTTTTTGCATTCCGAGATGACAAACGCTGTGCCGCGAGAGTTGCCGTCCCAGAACGCGAGTACCATATCGGCGTTCTCGATGATCGTCACGTTGCGCTTGATAGGAGCGGCGCGTCCGTACCGCTCGTACTCGGGCAGAAATTCCGTCAGCTTCAGCTGATGAGTGCGCGCGTAATCCCTTGCTGAACTGTCGATGCCTCGTGCGCCCCCGGAGACGATCTCCGTCACGCCGTCTGGCAGATACTCCTCAAGGTTCGCTACAGACAGGCTTCTGGAGCCGATGACCGCAACCCTCATGCATAGCCCTCCGAAAATTCTCAATACTTAAAACAAGTACATTTGCAACATCATACCTCAAAATGTACTTAAAATCAACTTATATTGAGTTAGCGGAGGGCACAACGATGGAAAAGGACAAGCACCTCGGTCTGCATATAGATAGAGAACTGCATTACAAGCTCCAATATGTCTCGAAGTATGACGGGCGCTCGGTATCCGGCGAAGTGCTGTATCTCCTGCGGCGCTACATCGCCGACTTCGAGAGTCAGCATGGCGAAATCGTTCTGCCAGATGACGAGGACTCCACAAAGTAAACCATCCTGCCTTTCACCGCGATTCGGCTCTGCGCCGGGTCGCGGCTTTTTTTGTGCGCGTATGTTGTTTATCGGTTTTATCGTTTTGCATTCCTTATTCATCCGTTCAAAACGCTCGTTTTCTGCCAGTTAAGTCAGAAGGGCAACCTTCGAGTTTGATTCCGGGGGAAGCGGCTTTATGACGGATTTTGAGAAAACGCGCATCAGTGAGATGCGAACTGAAGGCAGGAGTTATGCCGAAATCGCTGCTGCGTTAGGCCTTAAAGCAGGCTCGGTCAAGGTGTTCTGTCAGCGCAGTCATCTCGGCGGCATCCGCTCCGCAGTGGGACGCACAGCGCACGGTCGGATAGTTGGCTGCGAGCAATGCGGTCAGACTGTTCGTCAGCAAGAAGGTCGCAAGCGTAAACGGTTTTGCTCCGATGCGTGTCGTATGGCTTGGTGGTCGGCTCACCGAAGCAATGTCAGGCAAAAGACGATGCACAGCTTTATCTGCGAATACTGCGGAAAAGAGTTTTCCCTGTATGGCGTCACATCGCGGAAGTATTGCTCGCATGGATGCTACGTCCGTGGTCGGTTCTCCGCTGCTGGGAAAGAGGGTGTCTCCGTATGAGCGACGAGCAGTTCCAAAATGAGAAAAGCTATCTGATCTGCCTGAACATTCTCAAATCGCTGGTTAGCGTTGGCTTGATGACCGATGCGGAGTATGCGCTTTCAAGGGATGTTCTGAAGACGCGATTTAAGCCGTTGACAGGTGCCTTATTTGGCTGAACGCCCTGATTTTACTTGACTTTTTGGCTGGCTGGAGTGATTGATACTGTCGAAAGGAGGCATTGATACAATGGCAAAATCTATCAGCAGAATCGAACCTGCAAAGTCCGAGATCATTCCAAGAAAACGCGTGGCGGCGTATGCCCGCGTCTCTACGGATGCGGAAAGACTTATGCATTCGTTGTCCGCGCAGGTCAGCTACTACAGCGGCTTGATCCAGCGGACGCCGTCATGGATATATGTTGGCGTGTATGCGGACGAAGGGATCACGGGCACAAAGCTGTCAGGTCGAACTGAATTCCAGCGGATGATGGAAGACTGCGAAGCGGGTAAGATTGACATCATTCTGACAAAGAGCGTCTCCCGCTTTGGACGCAATACGGTGGACATCCTGAATAGCGTCCGCCGCTTGAAACAGCTTGGTATAGAAGTTCGCTTTGAAAAGGAGAATCTGAATTCTCTTGATGAAAGCAGCGAGTTTCTCATCACGCTGCTTGCTTCTTTCGCGCAGGCGGAGGTGTTGTCGCTCAGCGAAAACGTCAAATGGGGAACGGTGAAGCGGTTCAAGGAAGGCATTCCTAACGGGCGGTTCAGGATATTGGGGTATCGTTGGGATGGCGATCATCTTGTCATCCAACCGGAAGAGGCAGTTATCGTTCGACGCATTTTTCAGAATTTCCTTGATGGGAAATCACGGTTGGAAACCGAGCGCGAGTTTGACGCGGAGGGCATCCGAACGATCAACGGATGCCGTTTTGTTGATTCCAACATAAAGGTCATTTTGACGAACGTGACATATACGGGGAATCTGCTGCTCCAAAAGGAATACATCAGCGACCCTATCGAGAAGAAACGCAGGAAAAACCACGGCGAATTGCCGCAGTACTATGTCGCCGGGACGCACGAAGCGATCATCGATCAGGAGACGTTCGATTATGTACAGGCAGAAATAGCTCGGCGCAAAGAGCTCGGCCCGCTGGCGAATAAGTCGCTGAACACCACCTGCTTCACGGGGAAAATCAAGTGCGAGCACTGCGGGTGTAGCTTCTGTAGAAGCGCGCGTTCTGACCGCGCGCTCAAGGCGGCGGGAACCGGCGCGAAATATGTCATTTGGAACTGCGCCACGACAAGGAGAAAAGGCGGTCATTGCGAGACGAAGGATATCCCGGAATATATCCTCAAGCGCGTTTGTGCAGAGGCCTTAGGAATGGCGACGTTTGATGAAAAGGCCTTCTTGGAACGGGTTGAGCGTATCACCATAAGGGCACCCCGGACAATCACGTTCTACTTTTCCGATGGAACGGTTCTCGAACGCGAATGGCGCTCCACAGCGAAAAAAGACAGTTGGACGCCTGAGATGAAAACCATGCAGCGAGAATGGATGGAGAACTACAGAAGGTCATCCTCCGCTTGCTCCGAGTTCTCGTCGCGCATACGGTGCGCCAGCTGCGGCGGCCATTACAGGAAGCAATCATCTACGCTGACGAACGGAGAAAAAGTTGTTCACTGGCGGTGTCCAAATATGAAAGAATGCCATGCACCTGCGATAAAAGAGAACGTACTGCGCGAGGAGCTTTGCCGCACCCTGCATATGCAAACTTACGATCCTGCGCTTGTTCGGGAAAAGGTGGTCAGCATCAATGTGATATCCGCAACAGAAATCATCTGCCAGCTATCAAACGGCGATGAAATAAGTATCCCTTGGAAAACAAGAAGATCCATGCCGCCGTGGTCAGAAGAACGCAGAAAGAAGTGGAGTGAAACGCATGGCACGAAGCAATAGGAATGTTACGACGATACCCGCAACTCTTACCAGATATGATGCTATACCCGTCAATATGGCGAAAAAACGTCGCGTGGCAGGTTATGCCCGCGTATCCACAGACAGCGACGAACAATTCACAAGTTATGAAGCTCAAATCGATTACTACACGGAATTCATCAGAAGCCACGCCGATTGGGAGTTCATCACCGTTTACACCGACGAAGGCATCACCGGAACGTCGACGAAACATCGTGAGGGGTTCAAACAGATGGTTGCCGACGCTCTTGCCGGAAAGATTGATCTGATAGTCACAAAGTCTGTTAGCCGCTTTGCTCGTAACACAGTCGATAGTCTCACGACAATCCGTAAGCTGAAGGAACACGGGACAGAGGTCTATTTTGAAAAGGAAGCCATCTGGACTTTCGACAGCAAGGGCGAATTGCTCATAACGATCATGAGCTCGCTCGCACAGGAGGAAAGCCGCTCAATTTCTGAAAACTGCACGTGGGGGCAGCGAAAACGCATGGCTGACGGCAAGGTCACGGTACCGTTCAAACGCTTTCTTGGTTATGATCGCGGTGCGGACGGGAATCTCGTCATTAACCCGGAGCAGGCTGTAACGGTCAAACGCATCTACACCATGTTCCTTCAGGGGATGACGCCGCACACAATCGCCGCTACGCTTACCGAAGAAGGCATCCCATCTCCGGCTGGCAGAAACCACTGGTCGCAGACATCGGTGCGAAGCATTCTGACTAATGAGAAATACAAAGGAGACGCTCTCCTGCAAAAGACGTTCACGGTCGATTTCCTGACGAAAAAGGTCAAGGCAAACGAAGGCGAACTGCCATCTTATTACGTTACGGGCAACCACGAAGGCATCATCAGTCCGGAAGTATTCGATACGGTTCAGACGGAAATCAAGCGCCGAAAGCCCGGCGAAAACCGATACAGCGGCGTGCGCGTTTTCTCTGGAACAATATACTGCGGTCAGTGCGGCAGCTTATATGGTTCGAAGGTATGGCATTCCAACGACCAATACCGCCGCATTGTCTGGCGATGCAATCACAAGTACGATCATGAAACGCAATGCGGAACGCCGCACTGCGGTGAGGATGAACTGAAAGGGTTTTTCCTATCGGCGCTTGGGCAACTGATTGATGATCGCAAAGATATCGAGCAAGCCTTCGATGTGATAAAGCAGACAGTCTACAGTACCGATTCGCTCTGCCGTGAACTCGACAGGACGCAGGCAGAAATAGATGTGACTGCCGAGCGGATAAACCGAGCCATCCGCAAAAACGCTGCGGTGGCAATGGATCAGGATATGTACAACCAAGAATATGAAGCATTGAATAACCAATACGAGGAAGCGAAGCGCCGCCGCAGAGAGATTGAACGATCAATAGCTGATAAAGATGAACGGCGCGCGCGGATGGAACAGTTTATCGCCGAACTGATGCGGCAGCCGCAGGTTGTTACCGAGTTCGACCCTGTAACATATCATCTGCTGATTGAACGCATGACTATCCACGAAAAAGGCCGCGTCATTGTTAGATTCAAAAATGGTATCGAGATTCAAGCCTGAGCATAGCGCCTCCCGTCGAAAAGATGGGAGGTTTCTTTATGTCCATAAAAAAAGCGGCCTTTGCCGTTTCTGTTGCCAGTAAGATGCGCTTGTAGCCAGTTTGTTGCCAGTTTCTCTGAACTGGATACGGTTGTATCAAACTCGTAGTCAAGATTTCGAGAAAGGTGAGGCTTGCCAGCTTTTGCTGAAACGCCTCCAGCTTC